GTGCTGATGTAGATCGGCTCGGGCATGTCAGGATGGTCGATAGTGATCAGCAGAATCGGTACTCTTCCTGTCTCAGAAGCGTACGCTGATTCCCGAAAATTTGCGGATATCGTCATGGCAGTACCTCGAACTCGAGTTGCACAACATAAAAACCATTGCTCATTGTCCAACTGGGCGGTGCGGTGAAGCGAAATTCCTTTGCTGTCAGGGATACCGGGTCTTTGTGCGAAAATCGCAACGAACCCCCAAGCAAGGTAGTTTCATAGAATGTGCGCAGCGTTCCAAGCTCCGATTCGGTCAGCTTCAATGTTCCCTTAACTGGGTACGTTTGCGCCGTGGATCTCCGTCTTATCTTCGCTGGTCCTACTTCCATTTCTGTTTTTAGTGTGGTATCTGGGCTTGATTGGCTATAGCCGGACTGAAGCAACTCGTCAGGAAGCCCACTAGCCCATACTGGAACGGTCATCGCATCACCAGATTGTCAGCCATACCAAAGTTTTGGCGCAAGCTCTTGTTCGTTGCGCTTCCCTGTTCTCTTGTTTTCTTCGCCACAAGTTGATCCACCATCACGTCAATTTCCAATCCATTCGATGTTTGTCTTTGCGAGGTTTCCCCGCCTTTTCCTGGTGCTTCCACCAGATTCACAATCACGTTGCCCATGCCACCACCTGCGCGCCCAACCTGTGTTGGTGTTACTTGCCCGGATTGGTTGCCGGTCAACAAGAATTGCTTGCCACCGGAAGAAAACAGTTCGGGCGTACCACGCTCATTTACTTGGTATAAAGAATTTGGAGAAGTTGGCCCACCAATTGCGCGCCCGCCCTTAAATAGTCCAGAAAATACGCTCGATGCCGCAGCACTTGTTGCGGAGGCTCCACCGCCCGCGCCGCCAAAACTCAACCCGGGTAGAGACTGTAACAGCGGAGTAATAAGTTGCATCTGCACATACATCCGCAGAATGTCTTTCAACACAGACTCTGCAAAGTCAGAGAACGAACCTTTCCCGCTTACGGCAAAATCCACCAGTGCATCAGTAGCCGCCCGTCCCCAACCCTGAACAGCGAACTTCAACTGTTCAAAGTCCTGATTCCCACCTTGAACGGTCTTGCGCATATCGTCACCTGCTTTTTCGAGTGCTTTGAAGTATGTGTCCGGCCCAAGCTGTCCGGTACTCAGCAATCGATTCAGTTCGTTTTGTTTTGCAATGAAAGTGTCCTCTGCACTCGCAACCTCAAGCGTTATCTGCTTGACCTTTTCCATGTCGCGCGCGTACTGTGCATTAAGGTCTTTTTGGGCAGTTAACGCGGCTTCGCTTTCCTTCATTTTCTGGATGTATGGTGCGGCGGCATCCGCAACACCCAAATAACCGGCTTTCAGTTCTATAAGCGCAATGCCGGTTACTCCCGCTTGCATTGATTCTTCCTTCAATGCCTTCAGGAATCGTTCTGATTCTGTGATGGCTGCTTGCTTCTCTTTGGTTGCCGTAGCTGTTTTCGGTGGATCATTGGGAATAAGCTTCTGCTCTTCTACTGCGGCAATAGGTTTTGCCGCCTCTTCTTTGATCCTCAACAGGTCTTGTAAGTCGGCCTTAGCTTGGTCAATCCGGGATTCCGCTTCGTCCAAGTCTTTTTTGCTGTAGATGAAGTTATCTGCAAAAGGCACTACGGCATTTCGCCCACGCATCTTTTCCAGACTTTCGGTCAGATCGTTAATCTTCTTTTGCTGTTGCTCAATGTCGGTCAGGTTTTGCGTTTTGAATAGCCGGGATAAGGCATTCGCCGCCCCTTCCGCAGCCGGAGTCAGGATACTTGCCAGCGTCGCACCCACTTCTTTGGAAATGACATTCATCGCAGCAAAGAACCGGTTGACCTTGAAGTCTGCCGTTGCCGCCATTTGGTCAAAAGCTTTATCCGTGATCCCGGCTTTATCTGCCATCTGACCCATGATCTGGTTGAATTCTTTCCCGCCGTTGTTCACCAAGTTCAAGGCAGGAAGGATGGCTTCAATACCACCGAACAGAAGCCCAAGGGAAGTAACGCTTCCTCCGGTTTTCTGTTTGAGGTCGTCAAGGAAGCCAAGCATACCTTTGGACTTTATCGCTGCTGCGTTAAATTCCAGGCCAAGACGCGCGGCTTCGTCTGCTGCCTCGGATGAAGGCTTAACCACGGCGGCCAACACAGCTCGAACACTCGTTATCGATTCGCGGGCAGACACACCCGTTAGCGTCAATGCTGCAATCGAAGCTGTAAGCTCTTCCAGGCTAACACCTAACGCCTCAGCCAGAGGCACAACCCGACCAAGCCCATCGGATAGCTCCTCTATGGAGATTTTACCCGCGAGAGAAGCAGTAAAGAGCGTGTCACTTACTTCGTTTACATCTTTGACCTTATCCCCGTACCCCTTAACGATGTTCGTAAGTCCTGAGATAGCCGTACCGAGATTGCTGTTACCTCCGATAGCCAGCTTATTCGCTGCGGTAAGCAGTTCTGTAGCCTCTCGGGTATCTGTAATGCCTGCCGATAGCACCTCATAGAATGCCTTTGATTGGTCTGTTAGCCCCGAACCGAACTGAAGCGCAAGGTTCTGACTCTCTGCTGCAAACTCTTTTACTTGTTGCGTGTTGTTCAATAACTGGGTAGAAATTTCCCCAAGAGTTTTATCAAAGGCGATAAAGTCCCTCGAAGCGCCACCCAGCGTTTGCACTGCGGCATACGCTGCGGCAGCAATACCCGCAACCTTCTTGAATTGCCCAACGATGGCTTCGGTAGACCCCTGCAATCCGCTTTCCGCGTCAGCACCGGCCTTCTGCATCCGCTTCAGTGATTGCTCTGCGTCCTTGACCTCAAGGGCATCAACGCGCAACGCTAAACTGGCAACATCAACAGTCATTTCGCCCTCGATCTAATGTAGAAAAGTGATTCTACCAGTAACTCCGTGTCCTCAACCTGAAAGTATTCAAGCAAAAACTGAAGAGCATCCCAATCAATACCCCCGCCCATCAAATACCATATGTCAAAGGCTAGGGCATTGTTCTCTGTTAGTTCAACTTCTGCTGTTACGACTGCCTTTGCCCTTGGGATTTTCTTGAAGGCTTCGTTGTCGTACCAGCGGGTGAGTTTTTTATTTCGGCCTCTTTCACTACTTGCCGGTCAAAGGCTGACTTGGTTATGGCTTTGGAGATATTCAACCACCAGTCCATTCTGTCCATCACCAATTCGTTGTATAACGTCTGATCGAATGGCACCAAGATATCAGGATCGCCGTCAGGAATAATGTCCCTTTCCGTGACACCTTCCCACCCGGTTATCGCAATCGAAGCCATCACAGCATCAGGCGAAATGGTTTTATCGCCGCTGTACTCATTGATGATGCGGATCAGCCTTGAATAAAGTGGGCACTGCCCTGTGAAGGTTATGTGCCCAACCGTAACTTCGATCTTCCTATCGGCTCTAAGCCGTTCTAATAGTTCTGCTGGCTTCATGATTACGACGCGAAATATTGTTCGGGTGCTTTCAGTTTAACGCTGATCGTTCCTTTACCAAACGCACCGGCAGCACCGCTAAGACCACGACCACCCGCCCACGTTGCATTGAAAATCATCACCGTGCCATCATTGAACGTTGCACGTCCTACGCGCTCGGTTTTGGCATTTGAAGCTTTACGCAATTCAACAATTGCAGGATCGAATGGTTTTGCAAAACTCTCAAAGTTAATTGTTGGGGCAGAGTCCAGTCCAAACGCTTCTTTCTTCTGCAAGGCATGAATAGTCGTTAAATCTTCAACGTTCGGCTGTGGTTCTGGGTAGTCGAAGTTTGCCAAGGTATCGAAGGCAATCAGTGAAGATTGCTCTACCGAAGTTCCGCCAGAAACATAGGTTGAAAATCCCGTAGAATCCAATCCCTCGCAAGTGAATTCATCCGTCGTGGGCGTAGCTTTTACACGAATAACCCGGCCATTGATCTGGCTCATGCCCACTACATTATCGATTACCGCAAGCTCACCCGCAGCCAAGCCATGCCCAACGCAAGAGACTACCGCCTCACTTGCTTTGGTGATACCTGTGATTGCTTTGGACGTGCCAAACGCACTGTTAATCTCAACCTTAACCCCAACGAATTGAATAGGATTTGACATCATACCTCCTTAATTATCTGAGAAAAGTACACAAACACGGATTGTACCAGCCTATCCTCTTCCGGGCGCGGGTCTTTTATTGCTGGCGTTCTGTTAATCGTAACCCCGGATACGACGGAACCGGATTTGAACGTGCTTTGAATCAATTCGGCTCTTGCGTTTATCGTTCCGCTACCGGCAAGCAGTGGGTAAAACAAGCGAACCTGCATGTACCCTTTTTGTTCATACGTTCGATGAATCATTATATTATCAGGATCGGTAAACTCAAAAAGCACCTGCTGGTATGGTGTGCCTTCCACCGGCTCATAATTATCTCCAACGTAAGACGTTGCCAATGCTGGGCTGATTGCCGCAAGCGCTGTTTCAAGGGCTGCGCGGATTGCTTTATTGGACATTGTTTGCAGCCTCTCTCACTACCTGCTCGAACTCCAATACGGTAACGTGAACCATCCCGTTTGGTGCTTGGCGTGACCATCCTTCTTCGAGTGGCTTAACGTAGTCCACATTGTTGGCTATCCAATGAATCCCTGCTGCGGGCGCACCTAGCACACCAGAGGTTAAACTTTTAATTG